GTAGCAAAAACTATCTCAACATTTATTACAGACTTTAAAGCAATGGATGAAGAAGACCGTCCTAAAGTATTGTTTGTAATTGACAGTTTGGGTATGTTGCTAACACCTACTGATGTTGATCAGTTTAACAAGGGTGATATGAAAGGTGATATGGGTCGTAAGCCTAAAGCATTGACTTCGCTTGTTCGTAACACTGTCAACATGATTGGCTCATTGAACGTTGGACTAGTATGTACTAACCACACATACGCATCGCAAGATATGTTTGACCCAGATGACAAGATCAGTGGTGGCTCAGGCTTTATCTATGCATCAAGTATTGTTGTTGCAATGAAGAAGTTGAAACTTAAAGAGGACGAAGACGGCAATAAGATCTCAGAAGTTATGGGTATCCGTGCTGGTTGTAAAGTAATGAAAACACGCTATGCAAAACCGTTTGAAGGTGTGCAGGTTAAGATTCCTTACGAAACTGGTATGAATCCTTATTCAGGTCTAGTTGAATTGTTTGAGAAGAAAGGCTTGTTGACAAAGCAAGGCAATCGACTCAAGTATATTAATCTAGCAGGCGAAGAAGTTCTTGAATATCGCAAGGCTTGGATGCAAGAAGGTAAACTTGATTTGATTATGTCAGAATACAATGAAAAAACAGCTCCTGTGGTAAATACCGACGAAGTTGACGAAGAAGCAACTGTTGATCAAATTGAGGAAGCAACTGCCAATGAATGAAGAACACATCAGTGACATCTGGACGATGTTCAAGGAATATACAGACAAGAAACAAATAGTTCTTGTCGCTGAAAAATATATTGATCTATTAGCAGATTACGGTGTCAGTGATGAGACTTTTAAAGAAGTTATCGGCACAGATTCATATCTAGACGAAGCAATTAGTTATTATCTAGATCTAGATGCAGTCGATGACGACGAAGAAGAATGGGATGAGTAATGGGTTGGTATAGTGAGGTTTCAAGGGATATTTCTAAGATTCCTAGTGCTGTGCAATTCTTTGAAGACGAGTTAATTAATGCTCGTGTTGAAGTAAAACTCAAAGGCAATGTTGAACGTGCCGCGGCAGAAATGCCTGGTATTGTAGAACATCGCTTTAATCAGCTTCAAGAAATCGAAGCAATCCTAAACTACTTAAACATCGAGCTGCGTAGATTGCGCAGCTCGTACTTTAAGAAATATCTCGAAAACTATCAACGAGCTCTGTCAAGCCGTGACGTTGAAAAATACGTCGATGGTGAGGCAGACGTTGTTGACTATGAAAAGATCATCAACGAGTTTGCACTAATGCGTAACAAATGGTTAGGACTCTTAAAAGGTCTTGATCAAAAGCAATGGCAGATTACAAATGTAGTTAAGCTTAGAGTAGCAGGAATGGAAGATGCTTCTCTATGATTGATTTTTTTTGTATTCATAAAGAGGGAGACGAAGAGTCTAAAGATCCGTTAAATGATGCAATTAATTCTGGAAAACAGTTTGGCATAAATGTAATTCCATATGCTGGCGTATACTCAAACATTGATGATATAATTGCAAAAGAAGGATTAATTGTAAATCCGTATGGAGAACATAAAGTTACTCGCAGAGGCAAAGGTGTACTAGGATGTTTTCTTTCGCACTATTTTTTATGGAAAACATGTATTGAAAAAAATAAGCCTATAGGTGTTTTAGAATACGATGCAATTATTATTAGGAAGTTTTCTATTAATTTGTTAGACCAATTTGATGATTACTTGAACTTAGATTATACTAGACACACTCACTTAGGTTTATCGTCTAAAGGTCAAGAATATATTAATCAGATTGATCTAGAAAAATACAACCCAGTTGAAGTTAAAAATTTAGAAGAAAATCCTAAATCTAAAAAACATTTCTTTAAATATATTAATAATAATCATATTAAAGGTGCGTTTGGTTATGTTATAAAACCTGCCGGCGCAAAAAAATTAGTTGATGCAACTAAGGAACACGGAATCTTACCAGCAGATGTGCAGCCAAACTTGTATTATTGTGATGTTAAATATGTTACGCCGAGCATTGTTATGTTAAACCCAAAAGGAATATCTAATAGATTTGGCGGATCGCATACTAATACAGGACATTTATCGACATAATGGAACATCTAATAGAAACTAGAGAAAATTGGTTCTGGCCAAAGCACGATATTGCATGTTGGAGATATCTGTCACGAAGACAAGATGTTCCTAAAAATGTATCTGTTTATAGCGAACATAAAAGAGTAGTAGTACAAGCCGGCGGCAATGCTGGAATGTATGTAAAAATGTACGAAGATATCTTTGATACAGTTTATACATTTGAACCTGATCCAATAAATTTTTATTGCTTAACAAAAAATACATCTACTAAAACAATTAAATTTCAGGGATGCCTAGGAAATGAACCAAACTTTGTAAACTTGTCATACGACGAAGTTCATCATAAAAAACCTAACAGCGGTGGATATCGTGTTAAAGGCGAAGGAAATATTCCTACACTAATACTTGATAATTTAAACCTTCCAGTTGTAGATTTAATACATTTAGATATTGAAGGGTTTGAAAAATTTGCATTACTTGGTGCGATTGAAACTATTAAACGCTGTAAGCCTATAGTTGCACTAGAACTCAATGGACTAGCAGAAAAATATAATCACACAGACAATGATGTTAAAGCTCTTATGTCTAGCTTAGGATATACCGAAATAGGAATAGTTGACGATGACGCAATATTTAAATTCAATGGATGAAGAAGTTACATTAGTTAATAGTTTTTATTTTCCAAAAATTGGTGCAACAAATGCCGCTAAACAAAAAAGTAATTGGGCAGAGCAACCTATTCAAATAGCAAGTTATGCTAAAGGAAAACAAGTTTGTATTCAAGCCGGCGGCAACGTAGGTTACTATGCAAAGATATATGCAGAGCTATTTGATACAGTATATACATTTGAACCAAATCCCCTAAATTTTTATTGCTTGAATAAAAATGTTCAAAATGCTAATGTTATTAAATTTCAAAGTTGTTTAGGTAATGTGCATCAACTAGTTAGTTTAGACTTGCCTAAGTCGTATGTAAAAAAAGGCATTAACATTGGAACATATTATATATCAGGAAAAGGAAACATTCCTACACTATTAATCGATGATTTAAATTTAGATGCTTGTGACTTAATACATTTAGACATTGAAGGATTTGAAATTAATGCAATTAATGGAGCAACTAATACTATTGCCAAATATAAGCCTACTATATGTTTAGAAATTAATTCTGCGCTAAACAACTTTAATTATTCTAGAGATGCTGTATTTGATTTAATGCAACAGTTAAATTATGCACAAATTGATCATATTAACGAAGATTACGTTTTTCAATATCGAGGAAACACATGATATCTAATACAACTATTTTTACAGGCGGCGACTCGAAGTATTGGAAACAATATGGAAAATCGTTCGTTAAAAGTTTTAAACATTTTAATCCTAACACAGATATCTTTGTACAAATTTTTAATCCTGACAGTGACGATATTAATGAATTAAATTCCTTAGACTGTAAATATACTATAGAAAATATAGAACAATCTTACATTGAAGATTTAGTTAATACACATGTCGATGCATATACTAATAATACAGATCCACAGTTAAAGGCACACCTAAAAACAGGAATGAAATTTTCTAAAAATAATTATGGATTTGTAACACTTGAAGATAAAATGCGTCATCTTATTACTTTTGCAATTTATGCAAGTTTTAGATTTATTAAATTAGCAGAACTATGGGATGGCAAAAACCCTGTTGCAGCATATGATATGGATACAGTGTGCCAGCAATCGATTGATATAAACGAAATGTTAGGAGAAAATGATGCTGGATGCCTTGAAGTTAAGGGTAATCGACTTGTAGTTAGTTTAGTAGCATTTAAAAATAATCATCAGCTATTAGAAGATTGGGGTAATAGCTTGCAGCAAAGTTTTAATAATAAAGCAGTATATGGATTTTTAGATCAAAATACATTTATCGAATGTGCAAAAAAATATACAATTACTCCTATTCCAAGAATGTATTGTGACCATACTAAAAAATCACATAGTTCAAAAGTAGTTACTGGAAAAGGTACTTCTAAGTGGGGAAGTACTTTTCAACTAGCTCAAAGCAGGTGGATTACTTAAAAGTATATTTAAAAGTGTCGATGTCTTCTTGGTAAATCTTACTGATAAGATCTCGAGAGTTTGAATTATACATATTTGTATAATCATACTTTACTGGACTTACATTATATACTGGTAATGTTTTGTTTTGAAATATAGGCACATCTTTAATACTTGCATTAATGTCTTCAAATTTTATAACATTATCAACTGTAAATTTAGTAGACTGTAACCATGCTGACTGTGTATCATTCAAACTAAACCATGTATGATCCCATTTAGAATTATAATATAATTCAATCCATTTATTAAAATCGTCATTCATAATATTGTATTCTTCAAGTATTAGTTCATAATCTTCTACAACTTTTTTAGTATGTTTTCCTGCATTAATAGCCTTCAGCCCTTTTCTTACAATCTCTTTACGAAAATGAAACCAGCTGCTTACTCTGCTCCACGGATTTCTTACTACTGTGAATACATAGAAATTACATTTATACGGACACACAAAATCAGAAGCATGATTTAACGAACTGTGATAGTTTGTATATTTTGTTTCATTGTTTGATATTATATCATAATTATAGTTTTGCTTAATAACTTGTAAAATACTAGATCCAGCAGTCTTTGGAATATGAATAAAAATGTGTAGCTGCTCTGCATGTATAAGGTAACTCATAAATATATTTATAGATAAACTACGCACATAAATATCTACATGAATAGAGTAGTATTAGTAACAGGCGGCTTTGATCCTTTACACTCAGGGCACATTGCATATTTTAAAGCAGCACGAGAACTTGGTGATTACTTAGTTGTCGGAGTTAACAGTGACGAATGGTTAACACGTAAGAAAGGCAGACCGTTTATGTCCTTTGAAGAACGTGCCGCTATCATCAAAGAACTAGGCTGTGTAGATGAAGTTATTGGATTTAGTGACGATGACGGCAGTGCATGTAATGCAATAGGACAAGTACTTGCTACAAAAGGTAGTAGTTGGAAAGTAGTCTTTGCTAACGGCGGCGACAGAGTAAACACAAATACTCCAGAATATGCAGTATATGGTAATCATCCAGATGTAGACTTTCAATTTAAAGTTGGCGGCGGCAACAAAGCTAACAGCAGTAGTTGGATACTCGACGAGTGGAAAACACAAAAGACAGAACGTGACTGGGGTTACTGGCGTGTGTTAGATAATGTTCCAGACAAAGGTTATAAAGTAAAAGAACTTGTAATATATCCAGGCAAAAGTCTAAGTGATCAAAAACATTTTGAACGTAGTGAACAATGGCAAGTACTGCAAGGTATAGTAAAAATGGACACTGAGTATAATGCAATTAAAAACATTACACATTTAGAAGCACATAATAGACCATATGAAATAGGAATGGAAGTTTGGCACAAAGCAAGTAATCCAGGAACAGAGAATGCACACATACTCGAAATACAATGGGGTGTGTGTTATGAAGAAGATATTGAAAGAAGAGATTAATGAAAGTATTTGTAGGATATGACCCAAGAGAAGATATTGCATACCAAGTATGTAAGCACAGCATCTTAACAAAACAACCAGAAGCAATTGTGCGCCCACTAGTACAAAAAGAACTTCGTGACGCAGGTTGGTATACACGGCCAAAAGACAAACTTGCAAGTACTGAGTTTACATTTACACGTTTTTTAGTACCAGAGCTTACTAACTTCAAAGGTTGGGCAGTGTTCATGGATTGTGATATGATCCTTACTACTGATATTAAAGAACTGTTTGATCAAGCAGACGACAAATATGCTGTTATGTGTGTACAACACGATTACACACCTAAAGAAGGCATGAAGATGGATGGACAAAAACAAACAGTCTATCCACGTAAGAACTGGTCAAGTGTTGTACTGTTTAACTGTGCGCACCCTAGTAATGCTAGACTTACACAAGACATGGTAAATGATCCAGAACTAAATGGTGCATACTTTCATAGATTCAGTTGGCTCAAAGACGAAGAGATTGGCGAACTAGATCATACTTGGAACTACTTAGTAGGAGTGTATGATGACATCGAAACACCAAAACTAATACACTACACCGAAGGCGGACCGTGGTTTGAAAATTATAGAAACGGCGAGTTTAGTTTACGTTGGAAAGAAGAACTACAGGACATGATGAATGGGTAAAGTAGCAGCAATTGATAGTACAGGCGGCAACAACTATGCAAGAAAAGGACACGACTATGATC